ATCGCGAACGCCTTGTTTTGGGTTTTAATAGGTTTTCATAAGGAAACTGAATGAGCCTAATCGCAAACGCCCTATTTTGGGTCAAAGGGAATATAGAGAGAAAATCACGAGACAACCTTGTAGAGAACGGGGAAGTGTGGGTCGTGCTCTAGACCAACGCGCCAGTTGCCCTCAGGAACAGTCACGGCAGAGCGCCGGACGGTTAGACCACCATTGCGAGGATCGATAGCAAGGGGTCGAGGAATTAAGAGGGAGAAAAGGATACGGCCGGCTCCATCCTGAGCGCACAACGTGAGGGGATCTTTCTGGTAAATGACGACAAAATGGCCGGTAGGAACAGACATCCAGTCAGGGCCAAAGTCATAGCCCAAACGAACGTGGGAAGCCACAAAGCCATCAGGAAAGAAGGGATTAAACACGTGGTGCACATAAGGGGAAAAGGAGGAGTAGTCAAGCGGCACCTGATGAAAATCGGCAGGTGGCGGCACAAAACCAGGGGGTGGGGGATGCTCTGCCATATGCTTCCGAGCGGCAGGTGTTGGCACCCGAGGCTCATCAGGAGAATGAGCGGCAGTAGCGGGGGGTGGAGGGGTGGTTTTGTGAGAGTTTTCCTTCTCGGGAACAGGTTTAGGTGAGTTTTCCGTCTCAGTGGGGGAAGAGTAAAACCAATCAAGCATGTTGTCAACAAAAGAAAGAGAGGAATCGCCGTCGTCCCAGGTCACCATGTTTGGACGAACCCAATTCCGCCAACCTCCAGCACGCCAGAAATCTTGATGGTGGCGGTGGATTTGGCGGAGCCCCCGAGAATCTCGTGAACTACCACGAGAGTTGGGGGGACGCCCCAAACGGGCAGGGGCTTGAGTTGACCGGTGACCCCGTCCGGAAAAGAAAGGGGCACGGGACTGCTGGCGGAGGTGACCGAATGCTGCACGAAACAGCTCCCGGGCACCGAGGCAACGTGGGCGGCGGTTTGGGGGTAGTCGGTTGTGCCCTTGGCGGCAACGTGGCCCGACGGAATGACGCAAATGTGAGCGTCAATTGACCGGGTGGAGGTGACGGACCCGGTCACAGAAACAGAAAGAGAGTCCTCAACAATCTTGGCAAAGGCACGAGCAGCGAGGAAAGGCTGCAGGCCCGGCAGGGTAGAAAAATCATGGGCCACGTGGCCCTCGGTGTCTTCAACAGTGAAGGCAATGTTGAACTTGACACGGGTGGCTGTCAGTTCTGACACATCGCCAAGGAGATTGATGCCGGTCATGATGGTAAACGGGCGGAGGCAACTAGGGCGCCGAATCCGTTGAGGAGATGAAGATGGTTCGAATCAAAGGAAGCTTGGGGAGCAGGGTTCAGTTTATTCTCTTGCCTAGGAGGCTCCTGTTATCCTCAGGAGAGAGTCGGGGCAATTTAGACAGCGCCGCCCCGATGCGAGATGCGATTGGAGTGAAGTAGGGAAAAGTTGTGACGAAGGAATAAAAGATAAGAAAGGGGAAGGGAAGAAAATGCAAGAGAAGCAAAGCGAAGGAAACAAGTCACGGGGAAAACCCTACTCGTCAAAATTGACGGAAGGGAAGGAGGCGCGAAGGGGGACGGGGAGGTACTGAGCAAAAAGCTCAGGCCGCATGTGCCGGTGGGCAGATACAGCGACCTCAACGGCGGCAGGGTCATTGAGGTCGGTGGCGGCAAGGAGGCCAAGGTAGTTCATCCACTTGTCCTGGGCGGAAGGGTCCCGGGATTCAAGGATGAAGGTGCGGTATAGCAGACCGCTGGCTGAGTACAGGGGCAAAGGGCCCCCAAGAGTGAAACCGGAGAATTCTCCGGTGGTGCCATTCTCATCCTTGAAAAACCAAGGAGAGTCTGGAAAGGGTTTGGCGAAGCAAAACCGGTCGAGGGCCGCGTCATCACCATTAACCGTGAGGGTGTCCTCAGGTTGAATCTCACACACGATCGAGGTAACGATCGCGCGCCGGATGGTGTTGAGCGTCCAGGTGTACCGGTCGCCAGAATTTTGCATAGTCCCCATGGGACCATGCTGGCTACGTGAGCTTAGTCGGCGCTCAACGTATGCCTCCACGTAAGTGTGGGGGTAGCCGGACCGACGCATGACATGTGCGTCGAAATTCAAGACCCCGGCATCACAGCCGACGTCCCAGCGGGTGACGTCACTGCAGTAGACGCCGTTGCCGACACGCCAGCGACCGCGGTACGCGGCTTGGAAGTCGGCTGGCGCCATCCTGCAGTAAAACAGGAAGTTCGAGGGGAAGGCGGGGATGATTTCCTTCTCCATGAACAACCCGTATGCCGCGTCTTCCAGAGTCTGACTGACGTCGTACTCATGGATGAGTTGGCCAGGGAAAGCTGGGCCAGTCCGCTTGGAGTCCTTCTTGATCACTTGTGCCTTCAAGCTGATCTTGATGTCGGACCCCGTGCGGTCAGGGTCATGGGCCGCCAATTTTTGCAGGATGGCGGCCTGGGTCCGGGTGCGGCAGTATTCGTCGATTGCCAGGTCGACGTACTCCGCGTGCTTTTCGGCGGTCCATTTTGGGGGGAGGGGGACCAGCCGGTCGTACTCCTGGCACATGTCCGTGCGTGGGCAACGGCGCATGCGCTGGAGGTTCTGTCGAGCGGAGCGAGAAGTGAGCCGCTTTTCGACAGAGAGGAAGTATGTCGGCGTGTCCGACCGCTTGTGCACCTGGGGGTTGACGAACGCAGTTTCTTTGAACTGGTCCGTCATTCCGTGGGAGGTTTTCACCTCCTTGAATTCCTTCGCGATAGGATGCGTCTCGCGAATGAAATTCTCCTGGGGGCCGGCAGGAGTAGGGACGGGGTCGTTTGGAACGACGTCGTCAATGGGGCACTCAGCAGGGCGCAGAGTGGAGCAGGCGGGTGTGAAGGACTGAAACAGTCCGGGAGAGAGTGTGGCGCCGATGGCAGCGAACCACGGCAAACGGGGCATTGTCCAGGCCAGATGCCGGTAAAAGGCAGCCTTCACCAACCAGTCAGGTTGTAGAAGGGTAGCCGAGTTACCGGCACGCAGAGCGTACACCAGGGCATTTATAATGTCGCTACCTGTCGGCGGCGACTTCACGGTGTTGGCAGGGTCGGCCGCGTCCAGGCGGAGGTACACGCCGGCCTTGCTCCGAGTGAGCGCGACGTAGGCCGTGCGGTCCAGGACAGCACCCTCGAGGCCGGTCATATCCACCTCCATCTCCTCGGCAAAGTCTTCACCCTGCACGGATTCGTACGTGTAGGCCTGGCGGCCGGCGCCAGAGAGGACTTGCACGTACCGGGGGGAGGCGGTGCAGACCGGAAGTCCAGATTTGGGGCCTACACAGTGGGTAATGTGGCCGGGGGAGGGGTTGGTGGTGTGGACACCAAAAGTGTCCGCGAGGAGCCGGAAGCCACGGTGGGTGCGGGTGGCATAGCGGGTGGCTTGGGCCGCTATGGTGACGATGGCAGTCGGGTCGTATTCCGACTGGGTGCCACGGATGGGGAATTTGGCGATCCCCTGAGCCGGATCCCCGTTCACAATGAACTCCGGGCAGAGGGGGTTGGTGAGGGCGACCAGGTCAAGCACACCCCCCCAGAACTTGCCGGCATCGTCAAAGACGATGGGGCCGGTGGTGGGCTCAGTGAGGATGGAGCCCAGGGTCGGAAAATTGAACCCGCGCAGTTCGGGGTAGTCCAGGCGGGCTTTCGCCTGGGCGCGGAGAGACTCGGTGTGGGACACAATGCGCACCTGGGTGCGCTCTCCGGGTGTGAGAGTGTCCAAGTACGCCTTGGTGGCAGTGGTCTTGCCACAGCCCCAGACGCCAAGGTAGGCCCGCACAGGGAGGGTCACGGTCTTACCCTCGGCCCTGCACAGGTCGATCACCGAGTCGAGCGACTGGAGGATGATCGGTGTCGCCCGATTGTCAAGGACCTGAGGGTGTGCCTTCAGGTCCGCGGCGAGCCTGCTGGCCCGCCCAAGGTCGGCCGTGAACATCATGCTCTCCTCCGCGAGTGGCACGTCGGGGAGAGCAAAGGTGCGGAAATTCATCAACGAGTGAGCCAGCTCGTTGCGGAGTTGTGTCCAGCGCAATGGGTCGGGGCGCTGGTTGTTGCGACGCCGGTTATCGGCGTGCTGAGACGGCCTGGCGCCAAGTGGCATACCAGGGG